GTCGCCCTTGGAATTAAACCCTCCAGTGCCTCCCGGCGGCGAAGCCCCGGCAGAATAAAATGAATGTCATACGAATTATCCAAAAAGGAAATCGTTAAAGAAGTAATAAAGTCTGGCAAAGATCCGACTTATTTTATCAATAACTACGCGAAGATTGCTCATCCTTTAAGAGGGTTAATCCCGTTTAAGTTATATGATTTTCAAGAACAACTTTTAAAAGATTTTAATGATCATCGCTTTAACGTTATTTTAAAAGCACGTCAGCTGGGTATTTCAACAATTTCCGCTGCTTATATCGCATGGATTATGATGTTCCACCGTGATAAAAACATCCTTGTTATCGCGACAAAGTTTGGAACAGCAGCAAATCTTGTAAAAAAAGTAAAGTCTATTATCAAGTATCTCCCACCATGGATGAGAATATCAAGTATTTCTATTGATAACAGAACTTCATTTGAACTTTCCAATGGTTCACAAATAAAAGCTTCTGCCACATCTAGCGATGCTGGACGATCTGAGGCTCTTTCTTTGTTGGTGGTGGACGAAGCAGCACACGTTGAAGGCTTGGATGAATTGTGGACCGGTTTATATTCTACGCTGTCCACGGGCGGTCGTTGTATTGCATTGTCTACTCCGAATGGTTGCGGCAACTGGTTTCATCAAGTTTATGTTGATTCTGTTGCCGAGAAGAATGATTTTTATTCTACTAAACTTTTGTGGGATGTCCACCCCGACCGGGACCAAGAGTGGTTTGAAAAAGAAACAAGAAATATGTCTAGGCGACAAATAGCTCAAGAGTTAGAATGTAATTTTAATATGTCAGGTGAAACTGTGTTCCACCCTGAAAACTTAGTCTATATCGCCAAAAGTATAAAGCCTCCAAAATATAAAACTGGTTTTGATAGAAATTTTTGGATATGGGAAGAACATCAACCTGAGTTTACTTATTTGATCGCTTCGGATGTTGCTAGGGGCGACGCAAAAGATTATTCTACATTTCACGTCGTGAAGATAGAAACCAATGAAATTGTAGGAGAATATCAAGGTAAGTCAACACCAGATATTTTTTCTGGTATACTTTATGATGCCGGTAAAGAATACGGGGATTGTATGATTGTTGTAGAAAACTTAGCAGCAGGGCATACAGTATTGGATAAGCTAATAGAAAAGGAATATCCTAATATTTATTATTCTTATAAATCTTCTCATGAATATGTTGACCAACTAACAGCTGAATATTCTAATAGGGCAGTTGCCGGTTTTACGACGACGAGCAAAACTAGACCTCTAATCATAGCAAAAATGGAGGAATTCATTAGAAATAAACTACTTACGATATATTCAACTAGATTACTTGAGGAGATGAAAACATTCATTTGGCACCATGGTCGCCCACAAGCTATGAGAAAATATAATGATGATTTAATTATGGCTGCCGCGATAAGCTGCTGGGTCCGGGATACAGTATTTGAAACAAACAAAAGAGAACTAGAATATAATAAAGCGTTTTTAAACTCGATGACTACAACAAAAAAAGAAATAAACACCACAATCCCCGGTATGCAGGGATATAAATCCACAAAAACCGACCAAACAATAAAACAATATCAAGATTATAATTGGCTTCTAAAAGGGTAATAAATGGTTAAGAAAAATACAAAAAATCCTGAAAACAAACTTTTTAGACAGTTGACGAGGTTATTTTCAGGACCTATTACTGATTATAGAAGACAAAATCCTCGAAAATTACGAAGACGCCGATTAGATAAATTTAATTTTCAATCAGCAGGCGGTCTAGAATTCAAAAAAAGTGCGTATAATGCGTATAATAATTTAGGAGCCGACTTTTTTAATCAACAAAGTCGTTTTGAGAGATACTTAGATTTTGATCAAATGGAATATTCTCCGGAACTTCATTCTGCACTTGATATTTATGCAGATGAAATGACTACTTCTAACGAGTTTAGTAAACTTTTGACTATTAAATGTCCTAATGAAGAGATACTCTTCACTTTAGAAAATCTTTATCATAACATTCTAAATATTGATTTCAATCTTTTTGGGTGGTGTCGCACAATGTGTAAGTATGGAGATTATTTTCTTTACTTGGACTTGGACGACGAGACTGGTGTTAAAAATGTTATTGGGCTCCCCGCGAAAGAAATCGAAAGACTGGAAGGAGAAGATAAGACAAACCCGAATTATGTTCAATATCAATGGAACTCTGGAGGACTGACTTTTGAAAATTGGCAGATTGCACATTTTCGCATTTTAGGGAATGATAAGTTTGCCCCTTATGGGACATCCATTCTAGATCCAGCTAGGCGTATATGGCGGCAGTTAACGTTGCTTGAAGATGCTATGATGGCTTATCGTATTGTCCGCGCCCCCGAAAGACGAGTGTTTTATATTGATACAGGCAATATTGCGCCAGAAGACGTGGAACAATATATGCAGAAGGTTATGACCCAAATGAAGCGTAACCAAGTCGTGGATACTGATACGGGTCGCGTTGACCTCCGCTATAACCCCATGAGCGTAGAAGAAGATTATTGGGTTCCTGTCCGGGGTACAACCAACACTCGTATTGAAAGTCTTCCGGGAGGAACTTATACAGGAGATATTGATGATGTAAAATATCTTCGCGATAAACTCTTCAGCGCTATTAAAATCCCTGCATCTTATTTATCAGCGACTGATGAATCTGGCGAAGATAAAACCACGCTTTCACAGAAAGATATTCGTTTTGCACGGACAATCCAGCGATTACAGAGATCTGTCATAACTGAATTAGAAAAAATTGGAATGATCCATCTCTTTACTTTAGGGTTTAGAGGACCAGATTTGATTTCTTTTAGCCTTACACTTAACAATCCTTCAAAAATTTCGGAGCTTCAAGAACTAGAACACTGGCGAACAAAGTTTGAAGTGGCAACCTCTGCAACAGAAGGCTTTTTTAGCAAGCGTTGGATTTTTGAAAAACTGTTTAATCTTTCACATGAAGAGATTAATCGCATTCAACGCGAAAAGTTTTATGATAAGAAGTATGACACGTCCTTGGAAGGAGCCGCCGAGGAAGGCGGCGTCGGAGGAGCTGCCTTTGATACCGGCGCCGGAGGAGATCTTTTTGGAGGAGGTGAAGGAGAAGAGGATCTCGGCGATCTAGGCGGCGAAGAAGAAGGTCTCGACCTTGACGCCGAGGAAGAAGTTGAAGAACCGTCTCCAACCGGAGGTCTTTTAACAGCCCCCGCCAAGAGAGATGATGAAAACTATAAAATCACAAAAAAAGATCTTATGAATAGACCAAAAACTACCACCTCTAAATCAAAGCTCAAGTGGTATGAGCCAGTAGATACAGATCGCCGTTCATCTTCTGGTCCACGCTCTCGCCAAATGAAAGCCCAAGGCGTCCCCGGATGGCAACCAATAAAAAGTTTAGGCAAAGGAATCGTTGCAGAAGAACTTGATACTAGTTATAAGAAGGAAGAAGAATTTTTATTTCAGACTAAACACGATATTGACAATCTTATAGCCGCACTGGAGAACAAAAGCAAAGATGAAGTTTAAACATAATAAAAAAAGAAATACTGCGTTTGTATTTGAAAGTTTAGTAAGGGAAGTTGTAAAAAGTGTTATATCCGAGGATACAACAAAAAAGAATATCACTGTCGCTACTTTAAAGAAGTTTTTTAATAAAAATACAGAATTATATAAAGAACTGCAAATTTATAAGTCTATTTTAGAAGCCCGAGACATGAGTCACGAGATGAAAGAAAAGATTATTAAGGAAGCACGTTTACAACACGACAAATTAAATAAACAAAAAATCTTTCAAACCCAAACTGATCTTATTAAAGAAATCAATAAAAAAATTACAAAAGATATTTTTAACAACTTTGTTCCAAATTATAAAAATCTCGCTACAATCTATAATCTTTTAAATATGGACATGTCTCCAAAGAAAAAAGTTATTTTAGAAAATAAACTTATAGAAGAACTTAAAAAATTAGAAGAAGAAAAACAAGTTCCTTCGGATAAGCTTACTTTCAATCTTTTTCTGAATCAATATAATAAAAAATATAACGCTTCTCTCCTTCAAGAACAAAGAAAGCTTCTTAACACTTATATTACTTCTTTTTCCAACAACGGACTTGAAATGAAAGTGTTCTTAAATGAAGAAGTAGGGAGAATAAAAAATAAATTAAAATCTTCTTTAGAAAATAATTTTGTGAAAGAAAACAAAATCATTAAAGAAAAAATATTAAAAGTAAGTGAGATTATTGAATCATTTAAAAATCAGTCTATTAACCAAACTATTTTAAAAAATATTCTTAAAATTCAATCTTTGTTGAGCGAGCTAGAACTTCATGCCTAAAGAAATCACCATATCTGTTGCCCCTAAAATTATTAAAACAATTGCTTTAGAAGTTAAAAAGTCTCTTGATGGTAATTTGATGATTTTTGATCATCAAGATATTGATATTGTTATTCTCCCGGAAAGCAAAAAGGTAGTTACATTTCCTAAAAATGAATATTCTAAACACGTCTATCCAACTCAAGATAAACTTTTTAATTATTTAAGAAAAGAAGGCGTTATTAAATACGACAGCATTAAAGGTGGAAATATTTTTATGTCAATGGAAGCGATGCTAGCAGAATCGGAAGAAGTTAATTCTATAGATGCTACTCTTTATTCAATTTCCAAATTCATGGACGGTGAAAAAGAAATTTTTGCTTACGAAGATGATATGGAAAAGCAAGAAGAAGATTATCTTACCGAACCAACCGATGCAGATTCCACCGAACTCGGAGAAGTTCCCGAAGAACCTCGAAAGGGAAGCATTGTACCGGGAATTAATCCTTACGGTATAGCTGGGCAGTATCAAATGTGATTGAATGGATTTAATTTATTTTATTCTTTGCTCTTATGGGATAACACAGATTCTTCTTTATGGTTCAATATTTAACAAGATCCGCCCCGCAAAGGATTGGTTACGAGGAACCGGAAAATTGTTTCATTGTGCCATGTGCATGGGATTTCATGTAGGATGGCTATTAGTACTTTTTGGTTCTCAAACAAGCCTGTGGGA